GGAGGGGGTGATGGGGGGGCAACGGGAGCAGAGAGCTTTCGTACTGTGGCCGACAGGATCTTTGGAACACGTCGCCATGAAGATGCTCGGACCATGGGCAGTGAGGGCGTACGTCCGGTGCAGAACGCTCCAGACGGGATCGAGCTGGATCTGCTGCCACCCCAGCCGAACGCATTACACCGAGCTACTGCGATGGGACAACGTGACGAGACAGTTCGAGGAGCACGACCCGAGGGAGCCGGGGAGCCCGCCGACACCTGGTGGAGACCCACCGGGACCTGCGGGAGCTTCTACTGCCTCTACGGAGGCGCCGAGTTCAGCGGGTACGAGCGCATCGGACGACAGTTCTACGAGCGTGCCTGGATCTGTGGGGACTGCGGCGGAGGGCGGTGGGCAACCGCTGCCTTCTGTGGTAGATACCTTGGAGGCACCCTCGTCACTGCCAAGATCCCGGGAACCGGTGAGTGCGGAGGAAGCGGAACTAGTTACCATGATGGAGGAACAGGTGGTTCTTGTCGAGGCTGGTGCGCTGATTGTCGGCAAGGACGACTCAGCCGCGACTAAGTCTGCAGTGGGCGTCCTCGTGGCGCCGTCCTACAAGCCACCGATCTTGTTTTCCTCCGTCCCGGGGAACCTGCTCCTCGCGAAGAAATGCAGGATAGATGAGAAACAGAGGCCGTATGAGGAGGTCAAGGACGACAAGCGCCGACGTGGAGAGCTGGTTCGTGCCGCGATAGGAGACCACGCTCACTCGATATGGTCGAGAAGAGCGGTCGAGGATTGGCTAGCCAGCAATCCGGACGTCCGCGACCTCGTATCAAAGAAATGGAGCCACGCCCGCGCTGACGGGAGTCTGCTGGCGTTGTACTCCAAGGCCTTCCCATCTTTCCAGTTCTCGATGTCGATCAAGAACGAGCCCATGGAGCCGGGGAAGCCCCCCCGCCTGCTGATAGCCGATGGGGACAGCGGGCAGCTCATGGCACTCGCGACAGTCAAGGCGTTTGAAGATTTGCTCTTCCACGCGCAGGAGCAGCGGTCGACGAAGCACGCTGACCGAGACGGCGCGATGGCCCGGCTGTTGTCAAATCTCGACATCAGAGGTGGCCGAGCCGTGGAGGGCGACGGGAGCGCATGGGACACAACTTGCAGCCCTGAGATCAGGGCGGAGCTCGAGAACCCCGTGCTGCGCCACATCGCCGAGACCATGGTTGCTAAGGCCACATGCCCTCCAACATGGCATGAGGAGCACCTTGAAGCGTGCTCGAAGAAGACCCTCAAGTTGTTCTTCAAGAAGAGGACCGAGGAGCTGAGGCTCGAGATCGGCGCCATTCGCCGATCGGGTCACCGCGGTACCTCATGTCTCAACTGGTGGGTTAACTTTGCCATGTGGACGTCCTCGATTTTCAAGCGCCCGCAGCTCTTCCTAAACCCCAGGCGGCGTAAGGCCGAAGACGTGCTGGGAAAGGAGAGACGTTGGGCCGGGAGTTTCGAGGGCGATGACAGCTTGTGTGTGCTCCAACCTCCTATGGAGCAGGGGG